CTCCACGGCTGGATCTGTGGGTTCGTGCTGACCTGCGAGTAAGAACTAGACACGCGCAAATAAGCGAAATTGGGTATCAGGAAGGTACTGGTCCTGCTGGAGGACCTAAATCTACAGCCGCATGCCTATATTAATGTGAAGCAATAGGAAACCACAACACACAATAAATAAATAAATGAGAAAATCTCAAATCCTTTTTTCATCCTTTGTCCAGATAACGAATGTACCTACTACCTTATTCGATACTCCTCCAATTCCATTTTCATCCAATACTAAAAAGTTAGTAGCCACCTTGAATTCGATAAAAGTATTTATTGAATATTTCCTCCCATCTGGTTTTGAAAGGTTCTCTGCACCATTATTCAAGTTAATCTTTCGTGTTGAACAGTTATATAAGACATCTCCTATATTGTTTTGTGATTTAATGAAGACACACTCAAATTGGTTAAAAGTTTCTTACCTGTCAGGTATGTATACATGTCGTGATATAGATCAAAAAGATTGGGTTGATTCATCTTCCTCCCCTCTATTGCTAATGCATATTGTTAATGTTTTAACTGATGATAATATTGACACTATTGTTCAAAATTTCTTATTTAGAGTCACCTTATCTATTTTGAATTCCTACAAAGTTCTAGTTATCCCGACAGCTCCAAACTATTCTACTATTATAAATCAACCAACTTTTGATCAGTCAGTCATAGATTCTTTTGACCTCTCAGAGTTATTTAGAAGGTTGAATATAGATGTTTCAGATATTAAATCCGATTATAAGGATAAATCAAGTACTTTACAATGGCATCTTACATCCTCTTCTGGTCCTAATGGTCAAGCAGTCTGGAATTCACATATTGATGCCAAAGCCCTTATAAATGATATGCACCTATTTTCTGTGCTTGTAGATTTTTCAAAAGCCTTTTCAGTTGATCACCTTTTAGAATCCCTTTATGCATTGGAATCAACGTCAGATGAATTCATAAAGTTACGATCGCGTCCACCTAAACATTCGAGATTACATCACTTTTTTGAAAAAGGTAATAAATGTCGTATTATAGCTATAGTAGATTATTTTACTCAAGAGGCCTTAACTCCATTACATGATGTACTAGCTTCAGTCGTTTCTTCTATACCTATGGATGGTACTTTTTCCCAGGATAAAGCTTTCAAATACCTTTTACACCTTTCCTCCTTGCCATCTGTTAAGATGTATTCTTATGATCTTTCTGCAGCCACAGATCGTCTACCTATTGCC